CGATATATAGCGAAGAAAGCAATAGCATGCACGGATGGCGAACATGGTACGGCGCAGAGCGAGAACTCGGTGGCTGGGAGGGTTATGAGTGGCGCCCTCTCGCGGATGATGGTGATGCAATGCGGCTGGTGACGGCGTGCGGAATATCTCTGGACTTTATCGGCGATACGGTAATAGCCGTCACATACGGGTCAAACGGCAAAAAAACAGAAGCTAGAGAAGAATACTCGTTTAAAGATGGCGAGGGATGGGGAGCGGCAACCCGTCGCGCAATAGTTCGCGCAGCTGCCGGATTGACTGATTGATTCACCGCCATAGGCGGAATGGGAGATGGGTGTGAGCGAAGTCGAGGCAAAGCCGAACAACACAGCGAAGGTGGCACTAGGCCTATTCTGCAAGGCCTGCGGGTGGCCCGTTATTCACGCCTGCTGCAACGACGGCATGGGAACGGAAGCGCCTTATGCCGATAACGACTGGTGGGGCTATTGCTCTAACAAGACGTGCGAGAACCACGCTGGCGAAGCTTGGGGGCAATTTGGACTCGAATTTGCATTCAGGTCCAAATAATCTCACGCCGGCACGCCAGAGCCGACGATAGCCAGGGCCGCAATCACGCGCGCAATCTGATGGTCCGTGATATTTGGAAACGGTAAGGCCGCGGTTCCGATCTGCGCCAGGGGCGCAGCATGGATGCCGCCCGGCGGCACATCGGGAACCACGTCATTTCCGTTTTTGAACAGGAACACGGGCACGCCAGCGAGCGCAGTGCAGACGCCTGTATCGATGCCTACGCGCGGAGGTTCAAAGCCATAAACGGCGGCAGGCGCATTGCCTCCGACCGTCATATAGGCCGCGCACATCAACGCGATCGCAGCGCCCAATGAATGCCCGACGAGCGTTACCTTCTGCCCGGCTGCTGCTGCCAGCACCGGCAAAGAGATTGCGTCCCACGCGTCCCAGAATCCACGGTAGACCCTCCCAATGCCGGCCACTTCGAACGGTTCGATGTCGAAGTCAGCGGCGAAGCTGGCGAGATTATCGGTGCCCGGGAATGCCACGACGAGGCCTGCGGCGGTATGGCGAACGATAGCGCGCGAGGCGCTATCCGCCTTCCCAATGTCCGGCACCGCCGTATAGGCCTCCTGCGCCAGCAGGGCGAAGTCGCGGGGCGTCATTTACTGACTCGCTGCGACAGGCGCGGAAGCGGCGACCGGGGCGGCAGGCATAACCTGCGCCACGATCTGATTCAGGATCGGTTGTGCGAGCGTCAGGCCGATCAGGATGGCAGGTTGGTTCGGCAGCATCGGCAGCGCGCTGACGAGTCCGATAAGAGCAGGAAACGCCGTGTTGTTGAGCGTCTGCAAATCCGTCACGTTGATCTGGCCGCCGGCGGCACAGACCGCTGCGTTGATCGCGATGATCCCCGGCTTCGTCGGGTCACCCGGTACGCCATTCAGCAATTGCCGCTGCGAGGCATTGAGCAGGGGCGAGACGGCCAGCACCTTCAGGTCGGCATTGACGACCGGGCAGAAGTCGGCGACGAGTTGTTGCGGGGTCGGGATTTTGGGTGCAGTGCCATTCGATGCGCAGCCAGCAAACAGCATGGACGCGACAAGGCCTGCCGCGAGGCATAGTTTCTTGAACATGGTGATTCCTTCAGAGGTGCCGCAGCGCGGCGGGATTACTGCTGGGTGACGGTGGTCGGCGCAGGCGCCGGAGCGGCGGGAGGTTGTGCAGCGGCGGCCGCATCCGTCGCGCGTTTTGCCGACGACGAAGACACGTGGGCAACGCCCAGGGTCGATAACGCGCCCGTGAGAATCACGATGAAGCCCTCGACCGGCGCTCGACCTGTCCACACGAAAACCGCGTAGAGCGAGATCAGAAACGCATAGCCGATGAATTGCAGGAAGAGATTCCAGTTCATTTGAGAATCCGTATATGGAACGCGACGGGAATTTGTACTTCGACGTGGCGGCGTCGCCTGCACCACGTCGGCAGCCAATGCCGCCAGCGCATCACTGCACCGTCACGCTTACCGTTGCGGGCACGTCGACCATCACGTCCGGTGCAGCGATAGTGAACGACTCCGACACGGCCGCTGCGCCCAACGCATTGCCAGCATGGTCAACGGCTTGGGCGGATGCCGTATAGGTGCCGGGCGCGACATCCGCGAACGATGCCGAATACGGCGCGGCCGTAACGGTCTGCGGCGCGACTGCTGCGCCGACGAGCGTGATGGTGATGCCGGCCGCAGCGGTGCCAGCAGGGAACGACTGGGCTTGTGTTGCAACGGTAACGATGACAGTGCTCATGAAAACTCCAATGGATTGAAAGACCCCGAATGGTCCTGGTCGGTTGCTAGCCGCTTTAGAAATGAAAAACCCCGCTCTGTGGCGGGGTTGGTGTTGATTAAGCAGCAAGTATTCGCTCGGGCGGCCAGCCTTTGGCGTACCGTCCATATAGCACGCTGTAGCCGACTCCTAATTCATCGGCCCATTGGGAAATCGCCATCTTCCCTCCTTTAAACTCAAGGAAGATGGTATTGCGCCTGTTGTTGCTTTGCTCCTTCCGCGTGGCCCATTTGCAATTGCCGGGGCCGTAGTCCTCATTAACTCGCTCGCGATCTAGCGTCATGCCGACCGGCCGCTCGCCCATGTCTTGGAAAAAGTTCTCGAAAGAATTTATCCAGCGCTCGCAGACCCTGATGCCGCGGCCGCCGTACTCATTCCATCCAATGCTGTTTGGGTCCGAGCAACGCTGTTTCATGGCCTTCCAGGTCCGGTACGATCCGGATGCTGCGCCGCCTCGATTCTGGCCATGCCTAGTCCGGCTGGGGTGATCGCGCTCAAAGCAACCGCAGGATTTGGTGTTGCCGGTGAATAGCTTGTCTAGATCGTAGTCTCTAACAGTTCCACACGAGCACATCGCCGAAACGCGGCGAACATACTTTTTTACGCGCGGCGCCTCTTCAATAACCGTCAAACGCCCGAAGGTTTCACCAATTGGTGTAGGATTGCGGATAGCCATGCTGTCACCTTGTAGAAGAAGGTAATGGTTCGGTCAGGGCCGCGCTGGTGCTGATACACCAACGCGGCCCGCTTATTTTATCACGTTATTTCGGACTGCAACTCAATTCGAGTTTGACAGCGTAAAGGACGTGACGGAAACGGTCTGCGACTGGGCGATATTCGTATTATTCAAATTCATGTCCGCGCCAGATATACCGACCGTGCCGTCAATGTGAGCCGTGCCGCCCGAGGTCGTCAGGCGATACCATGTCGCCGTCGTGCCGGCGCCCGCGCCAGCCGTACCGGTGCCGCTCGAAATGCTGTTCAGTGTCAGGACGCCGGCTGCTGCGGCAGGGGCGAAAGTCGCGTTGCAAGTCAGCGTTGCGAGCAACACTTGCGACGTGATCGCCGTGTCTGGATTCGCTGGCTGCGAGCCGCTATAGATGTTGAGCAGGGCCGAAGCGCCGAGCGCGGTCGTTATTGCATTCTGCTGGCCGTTTTTCAACACGGCTGAATACTTGAGGTTCGATGCCATTTACGCTCCGGACAATAAAAAAGCCGCCCGAAGGCGGCTGTATTAGATGAGGCCCGTCTATCGCTGGACGACGTTGAGGGTCAGCGTTCTGGTGTCTTGCCGGCCCGCACTACTCGTGAACAGGAAGTACACGTTGTACTCGGTGCCTATCGTCCCGCCAGATACCCATGCGACGACTTGAGACTGCACGCCGGACGCATTGGGATAGATCCCCGATGAAGCCACTGTTACGCCCGCATCGGCTGTCACCGTCAGTGCGGTGATGGTTTCTCCAGGCTGCAGCCACGGTCCAGACCCCGAGGACGGATCGCGAGCGGAGAGATCAAAACCATAATCCAGTAGCGCAGACGGGCTCTTGTTGATTACTGGAATCGGCGGTGAGAACGGCATGAATGCTCCAGTTTGGGTTACGCAGCAGTTCCGAAAATCCGCTTCTCATTGAGTATCGTCAGAATTCTCTGCTCGGCGCTCGCTGCGAATACACGTCGCTCGCCGGTCACGATAAGCATGCGCTCCTCGACCACGGCGCTGAGTATGCGGCGCTCAGCCGGCACAGCAATAAGCGGCGATCCGAGACTTGTCGGAATCACCCATCCGACGACAGCAGCCTCGTTCGCGGCCTGCGTGCTCGCAGAAGCGCCGACGATTCCACCGCCGAGGGTCGACGTCCCGTTTGCTGCTGCGGAATTTGCCTGTTGCGCTGAGCCGCTCGAGGCGGAAACCGGGACAATGCCCGACGCTGAATCGCTATTCGCGGCCTGCATCGAGGCAGCCGCGCCAGAAACCACAACCGCGCCAATTGAGATCTCGGTGTTGGCGATCTGCGTCGACGCGGCAGATGAGGCAATGGCCAGCGCCCCGGATGCCGCCGCGGCGTTCCTTCCTTGCGCCGATGCCGCAGCTGCTGCGATAGCCGCACTGCCCGCAGCAGAATCCGTATTGGCCGCCTGCATGCTTGCCGCATTACCTTGCGAGACGTTGCCGACCACGCCAGAAGCGTTTGAGGCGCTCGGCGCTTGTGTGCTTGCCGAAGTACCGGCGACGGCGACCGCACCAGATGCCGCGCCGATGTTTGCTTGCTGCGCCGAGGTGCCTGCGCTTGATATCAGCACGAGGCCCGCAGTGCTTGCGGTATTTACAGCCTGGTTTGAAGCGCTCGCGCCTGCGGCAGCAACGGCACCAATAACAACGCTCGTATTCTTCGCTTGCGCCGATGCACTCGCGCCTGATATGGCGTTTTGGGCAGATGCAGAATCGATGTTGCCGGCTTGGACGCTGGCCGATGATCCAGAGATTGCAACGGAACCCGATCCGGCATCGGCGTTTGCAACTTGTGTTGATGCTGCCGATCCGGAGATTGCTACGGCACCAGATACCGCATCAGTATTGCCCTGCTGCGTGCCGGCAGACGATCCGGAGATGGCGACCGCGCCGGATGCAGTAGATGTATTGGCCGCTTGCGTTGATGCGGCTGTTCCGGTTACTCCGGAGCTGGCCGGCGTGTACGTAATGCGGATCTGCCCCCCGCCAGCTGCGCCACCAGCACCATTCGAGCTAAATCCGGTAGTACTGCCTCCACCGCCGCCAGGCAGTGCGCCTGCGCCCCCTGCGCCGTTTGATGCCGCACCCCCTCCGCCCCCACCATTGCTATTGGCTGTACCAGGATTGCCCGCACTGCCCGATGAATACGAAACACTTGAACCGCCTGCACCACCGCTTCCACTGTCGCCTGCACCACCCGCGCCTGTCGTAGTCGATGTTCCTGCGCCGCCCACCGCACCGAGTCCCTGAGGGCCTGGAGCGCCTGCGCCGCCGCTTGCGGCGACAGTGTCGTTGGCTACAGCGCCGCCGGCAGACCCTGCGGTTTTGGTTGTGCCAGTTGCACCAGTTGTAGTCGCTCCAGCGCCCCCAGCTATAGACGTGGCGCTTGCACTGGCGATGCCGCCGCCACCTCCGTTGGCAGATACGGTGCTAACGGATTGGGTTGCTCCGTTGAACCATGTCGGGCCGCCACTCGTGCCTGAGTTATTACCCGAAGCACCCCCCGGTCCTCCGGTACCAATGGAGATTGCGATAGACCCCGAAAGGCCTGTCACATTGCTGATCGACGAATAGCCGCCAGAGCCGCCCCCCGTCGAAGGGCAGGTGTTCGAAGTGCTAACGCCTGCGCCGCCGCCGCCAGCACCCCAAGTTTCAATCTGGTTGGTAGATGACCAATCGCCCGGGATCGTGTAGCTGGTCCCTGATGTGAGAACGACGACAGTCATTTAGAGGCGCTTCCTATTGAGATGCCACGCTGGACTCAGGCGTTACCGCCGTGCATGTGATCGAGACGTTTGCGACGAGACCCTGTGCGGTCAGGTATTGCGCGATTGCGTCCGCAATCAGTTGCTCAGCGGCGATCGTTGTTGTGCCGTCTGCCATGTCGGCGGACATCGTGAACGTGGCGAGAGAGGTCATGGCCGCTCCATAAATTTCTTGAGCCACACCGCAGCATCGATCAGGACGTCGACGTTGAAGCTACGGAAGTTGCCGAGGTGCCCGTACCAGAGATGGCAGTTCACGCCACTCTTTTTCGACTCGCACAACGTCACCAGATTTTTCGGATCGAGCTCGAGATCCGGGTGGAGGTGAAAAGGTCGGCGGTGATGCACTTCGAGCTTCTCCGTGCTGCCGCACACTTCGCACGTCGGATGCAGCGCGAGGTGCTGCTTGCGAACCGCAGGCCATTTACCCGAGCGAGCAGCGCCGAGCGGATGCTTGCCTTTCGCAGCATCGATAAGGTGTTTGGCGATGGGCATAAAAAAGCCGCCTCTAGGGCGGCCTCATAGGTGAGAATGTTCGGGATCAGGCGACGTTGAGCGCCTTCTTGGCCGCGCCATACAGCGCAAGCCGTTGCGAGTAGCTACCCGGCGTTCCGGGTGCCGTTGCGCTGCCGAGGTTGACCGCCTTCGACGCGCCGAGGAAGTTGCCTGCATCAGCAAGCGCATTCAGATTGCGATTGAACCAGTACCAGGCCGACGCCAGCGCAGCATCAGCGGGTTGCTCGAGCAGCTCGGGGTGCGTGGTCAGATCAAGGTCGATGCCGATCCCGCATAGCAGGTAGTTTCGGCGTCCAGTAATGCCCATGCCGCGACCACGGAACATCCATCCATCGCCGCTCGCCTCGTCACCGTTTCCGTTGCGGTTCGCATAGGCACGATTGGCGATCATCGGAGGCTTGTTGGCGTACTGCTGCGCCTCGGCCTCGTCGAACTCATTCGGGAACGTCGACAGCAGGCCGGCCGCGCTGTAATTCATGTTTTCAACCAGCGCAGTCAGCCGCGCAGATTCGATGCCATACGTCGCGAGAAAAGCAGCCACTCGAAGCGGCGTATTGATTGCGAATTTGTCGCATGCTGCCTGTAGTGGTGAGAGCCATTGCGCAGCTCGTGCCGGCGATGCGCCGCACCCTGCGGCAATGATGGCAGGCGTGAGATTCATAGAACCGAGCTTCCGTGCAACACCAGTGTCGTAATAAGCGCCGCCATCCCGCAGATCAGCGCCCCCACACTGGTAATCAGGATTTTCTCCAGCCTCGCCAGCCTGGTATTGATCTGGCCATAACGCTCGAGGCAAACAGCCTCGTGGCTGTTAAGGCGTGCTTCTGTTTCTGTCATTTGGGCCCCGCAAATGAATAAGGCCGCCCGGAGGCAGCCTTTGTTGGTCGAATCATTATTTGATGCTTGACTTACTAGGACCATTGGCCCTATTCTGATCGCACTGGCACCTCGCATACCGCGCGGTCCGACATCCCGATAGGAACGATCATGAAAGCCTGCTTTCGTGCGCCTTTTCGCGCACCTGGAATCTCCCGACATGCATTACAAGCCCCCTCGTCCAGAGGACATCGAGCGACTGAAGACGGAACTCGGTTTGAACGGCACACAGATGGCGAAATTGTTTGGCGTCGCCGGGGACCGGGCATTTCGCCGATACACGTCCAGATCAGACACCGCCAGGAACAAGCGCGAGCTCGGCGCATACATGCTTTTCTTCGCCATGGCTCGCCTCGAGCTGAGCGCCGAAGTTATCGAGCGAATCCTCGCGCGAATGCGCCGGGTCGGAGCTTCAATCGATCTATCGGAGGACGCTGGCGAGCCGGAGCAATAGCCGCCTTCGCTGCTTGCGCACTCTCGGCATGCGGTGGTAGTGGATCGAATTCGACCCCGACTGCACAGGCCGCATCGGCGCCGTCAATCTCAGTGCCTGCGTCGGCCCCACCTCAAGCCAGCGCACCGGCCACTGCTTCAGCGCCGGTCGCATCAAGCCCGTCGGCGGCATCAACTCCCGCCGCAGCGTCCGCGCCAGCCGCATCGGCGCCAGTTGTCGCCCCACCGCCGCCAAAGCCAGTCCTGATAGAGATTCACGGCGACGACGCGATGTATGGCATTACGAGCGAGAGCTACGGCATGCCAGCAATCACACAACAGACGGAGCCGGTTGATTCGCAGGCGCTGCTACGTGCGCAGTTTGGCGACAGCGTCACCATCAGCAATCTGGCCGAGGGCGGTACAGCGAGTTCGTTGGTCAATATGATGAATGGCGTCGACGGAGGCGGCCCACCGTTCGCGCAACGTATGGCGACATCGAAGGCCGATATAGAGCTGGTCAACCACGCGATTAATGACGATCTTGCGCAGTCGCTCGGACCATATACCGACGCGTTGATTGCGTGGATTCAGGACGTCAGGATTGCCGGAAAGGCGCCGGTTATCGAGGAACCGAACCCAGTCTGCGATGGCAATCACCCATATCTCGAAAACTACGTCACGACGATGGACAACATTGCTGCGCAATACAACGTGCCATTAGTGAAACAGTTTGACTACATCCAGAGCCTGCCGAACTGGCAAAGCCATATGTCCGGATGCCTTTTCCCGGATGACTGGCTGTTGAGCATCAAGGCCCAGCGGCAGGCCGCAGTTCTCGCGCCGCTCGTTAAGAGCATCGTTGGAGCACAATAATGCACACGCAAAATCGGGTGGTTCAATCGTCGCGCGTTCGTCGCGCTTCTCGTGCGCCTATCGCCGCAAGCCGGTCGGACCGCAAAACCAGATCTCGCTGGCGGGCAGCCGCTATAGCCGTGACTCTCGGTTGTGCCGCCGCCGCGGCAAAGGCAGACGGCGTTGCCGACTATCTTCATCTGGAAGCCGCCATCGGCGGATCGGCGTATAGCAAGGGTGTCGATAGTTACTGGTATCAGGAAGCCTTCCCGCACAAGTTGCAACTCACGGCGCCGGCCGTCGAGGCGGGTCTCACCGGACCGATCTGGAGGGCGCCAAGCTGGGGCGTAGACTGGCATGCCGATTACGCCTGGCTTGGCACGGTGCATACTGATGCCGAAGCGGTCCCGTTGGATGCGGATTACAACCCCGCTACCAAAAGCTGCAACGGTCCGTGCCTCCCGCTCGCGCGCTACCAAGGCTCGGGCCATGAAGCCGGGTTCATTCTCTCGCTCGAACCGTACTACCGAGTGGGCAACTGGCGCCTGGGCATCGAGGCGGGTCCGTTCATCCATAAGACCGTCTGGACGGAGGACGTCTCAAACATCATCTATCACAACTGGCAACCCGCACCCATCAGCTTGCGCTACATGAGTTCGGACGGCTGGCGTGTGGGAGCGGTCGTTGGCGCATCGGTGAGCTACGACAATTTCTCGCTCGTCTACCAGCATTTTTTCGTCAAGCCGACGAGCAATAACTCGGGACCAGCGATCTGGCATTCTGTGGATAGCTTACTGATACGTTACAAATACTGATTCGGTCGGGAATGGTAAAGTACGGCCCTCACACGGAGGAAATCATGACTGACGATGCGAAAGAGATCATGTACCGAATCGAGTTCGAAACGGGCGACGTCATGCACACCGCGGACAAGGATCTGGCCGTACTTCACCAGCAGAAAGGGCGATTCGTTACGCCGCCTTTAAGCGAGAAGGCGGCCGAAGATAACCCCGAATAATCCCGCTAGATGCGCGCTCCCATTCTCGACATTCCGGTCGATCACAGTCGCTCGCCTCATATCGACTCGCTTCGTTTCATCCTGGCCATGTGGGTCGTGTTCACTCACATGGTTCCTTGGGTCGTCCTGATTCAGACGCAGACCGCAATTCCGAAAGGCCTAGCCTCAGTCATGGATTGGCTGCTAAGCCTGCTCATGAGTAATAGCGAGACGCATCCTGCCGTCCTTGGATTCATCGTTCTCAGCGGCTACTGCATCCACCGGAGCGGCATGCGATCGCCTCAGGACGGTATTCGCGCATACGCAATACGACGATTTTTCCGGATTTATCCGGTCTTCTTCATCTCTACATTTTTCGGGGTCGGCGCCTTCCTGATCGGCGCTTCTGTCGACCCTGTCAGAGTTCCATGGGTGACCGGCACGCAATCGCTTTCGATCATTCACATCATCGGAAAGCTGTTTGCTGTCGAGGCCGTCAACCCTCTCACATTCTTTCCATCGATTCAGGGGAATGGACCACTTCAAACTGTCGCTGTCGAGATGTGGCTGTATGCCGTCTATCCTCTTGCGCTCCTGTTCATGAGCCGATGGTCGGAGCGCGCCTGGTGGGGTGTCATGGTCGTGTGCTGGCTCGCCAGTGTTGCGATTACCACCCATGTCCCAGACTGGCGCTACTGGTCATACAACGCCAGCGTGATCGCCTTTTTACCGTTCTGGTGGATCGGCGCAAAATTCACTGACAGTCGTTTTGCTTCTCGAATGAGGCGATTCGTCGTCATTCCTGCTCTTATCTGGCTGGTCCTTACCTTGAGCCTTCCATTCGGGGAGCATGTCGCACAACTTCTCGCCGGTGTCAGGCAGATGGCATTCGCGGTGTGCTTCGCCTGCCTAGTCTCAGCCATCGATGAACATCGCAACGCGCGCGGTAACATCTTCAGCGGACTCGGATCGGGCGCGTACAGCATCTATGCCTTTCATGCGCCGATCGTTTATCTGATGGTGCTGCTCGGCATGAGATGGGAATTCACCCTATGCGCCGTCGTGGCTTTTGGTGTGATCGCCTCCCGACTCATCGAAAAGCCGTTTATTCGAGCCGGCAAGCGATGGGTTGCGGTCACGTCCCTGGAACTACGAAACCACCCTTCCACGTCGTAATCGCAGGAAGCGCCGCATACCATGCCTCATAACGCGCATCGCTGCTCGGAATATTAGCCTGGTTAGGGTAAGCCGTCGGATCTTGTGGGCCGGCAAACACCGAGAGAATGGCTGTTGAGGCCGAATCAGTGAACTGGACGTCAATATTCGTCATATGGCAGCCTCAGATAGAGTACCCGGTAATGTACACAATGAAAGTGGGCGTGCCCGCCGAGCTGGCCGAAGAAAAGTAGAACGCCTGCGGCTGCTGGAGCAGCATTCTGTAATTGGCAGCGCCGCTTGAACTGTTCAGCGTGACGTTCTGCTGGCTTGTGCCCAGTGCGTCAGCTGACACACTCAGTGCAAGGCTGGACGCTACAGTTGACGCAACTGACAGCTCTCCCATGATCGCGCGCGCGTTGACGGGCACGATCGTCGTAATGGAAACTCCGCTAGGCGTGCCGACGACGGAAGACGTCGAGTAGGCTGTCGCGAGCGTAATTCCGATGTCGCGGTCGATCTGCAAACCGGTCTTGAGTTGGCTGCTAGCATTCGTTGGCCATACCGAGATAAGTGCCGATGCGGTATAGCCTGATGGCATGTTCGCGCCGCCATACACATTTCCAACCAGCGACGCGGCGTTTGTCGCCAGCAGCGCAGCCGTAGCCGTCGTCGGATTGTAGATCGCGTAGATGCCGACATAGCCCGATACCGGGGCCGATCCGGTGTCCATACCGCCCGCGCCAGTCATAGCGAGGTTGATGGTTTTGTTGAAGCTGGAGAGTTGATACGCCATCCCGCCGAGCGCAGTTTCGACGATGATTTCATCGGCCGTCAGCGTTGCACTGGCCGATGCCGCCGAGATGTACATCTTGAGGCTGCGCATTGACCCGACCACCGACATCTTCGGCGAGACAGGGTCAAGAACCACGCAATAGGTGCCGTTGTACTCGACGTCCGACAGCAGGCCGCTCGGCACGATCGCCGGCTGAAGATTACCATTCGAGTCGAACTGCATCAGCGCGACAGCGCCGAGGCCCGAGATATTCAGCGTATTCGACCCCGTCGTGCCAGCTGCATTGAACTTGACCCGGAAGCGCTGGTTGGCGGCGAGCGCCGTAAGCGCCGGAACTGGCGTCAGCGTGAAATTGGGCGCGGCGCCGGCAGTCGTGAATGCCGTACCGTTCTGCGTTTGCGACAGAGACAAAATCGCCGTGATCAACTGATTCCATGCATTGCGGTTCGGCGTAAGGCCTGCGCCGAGAATCACATTCATGACCTCGTCCTGCATCGCATTGAACGCGTATGCGGGATACACCGTAGCCGGCGTGTTGGTTGCCGGATTGCCCGACGTTGCATACTGCGGCGTGCCGGTCACCGGCGCAGTATCAGCACCCGCAAGATTGACCGAGTTTGTTGCGATCAGACGATCCATGTGGCCTCAGGAGTATTTGAATAGGAGGTAGGTGTGCGCCGGCGCAAAGCGCTGCAGCTCACACTGGAGAACGTTGTTGCTCCAATACGAGAAAGGCTCGCCGAAGACATCAACGCCGAACTTGAACTGGTTGATCGAGAACGTCGGCGCATTCACTTGCCATGCAAAAGCCCATGCCACGCCATAGAGGGGTGTTCCGAATGTGCTCTGGCCGAACCTGAATGGCGCAAACTGTGTGATCGTGATCACATATCCAAGCGTTGCGGCCAGACTGATGTAGTACGCCGCCGACTGGCCGCCAGCCGCCGTGAATCGCGCGAGCACTTGCGCCTGACGTTGTTGGATCGTCGGCGAGAGCCCGGCGCACGGATCAGGCAGGCCTAGCGTTGCCTCCCACTCCGGAAGCAGTTCCTCAGTGCTCGCCGGGAACGCATCAACCAGCAGGTTGTTTGCTCGAGCGGTGTTTCGCGCATAGACCTGGACAAGCCCGCTAAGCATTTGCGTCTGGGTTGCGTCCGAATCCTTCGGCCAAACGCGCCCGCGCGGCATGAGCGCCTGCATCGCCGACAGATAATCGGCGGCTGAGTAGTTTGGAGCGGCCATCGGCTAAATGTAAGAAATCGTGCCGACGGTCGGCAAAAAGCCAATCGTCGTGGTGATGTTGCCGGCCGGCACAGTGATAACGAAGCCAGTCGTGCCCGAGATAGCGGCGATCGCCGACTCAATCAGCGAGAGCGAAACAGTTCCGCCGAGCGGCGTGCCGTACTGAACGAAGACGCCAGCAATAGCCGCAGCGATGGCCGCTTTCGTCGCGGTCGATGCAGTCGAAATACCGCTGATCGTGAAGTTCTGCGCTGCGGCCGTCGGCGCATAGACGTAGACCAGCGCCGTGACCGGTTGCAGCGGGTAGATGTAATTTGCGACAGCAAGCTGATCGCCGGTCGCTGTAGGCGTCCCGCGTGTCTCGGCTGTCGCTACGCCACTCACCCCTTGCGGAAACCCGTTGTGAGCCGACTCAGTCGAATCCAGCATCACATACACGACGACCGTACCCGCGCCGAACCCATTCCCGTTACACCACGCCCGCGTTACGCCGTTGACGGCGAGCGCCCATTCGACGTAATCGTTCGTCGCGCCGCCCTGCGGTGTGTTCTGGTAGGCGAGCAACATCCTCGACATGAGGCTGTCGTCGGTCTCGATGTCTGCGCCGTTCTGGAAAGCCGTCGTGACCGTGCCGTTTGACTGAATGCCGGGAATGGCCGTGCCGAGCGTGATAACGGTCCCGGTCGGACAGTTTCCAAATGCGCCCGTCTGCCCCGTCGGATCGGCATTCGCAATAGCCGAAACCACGACAGTCGTGCCGACCACAACAGCGTCAGCCGTGGTTGTGTAGCCAACACCATCCCCGCGCACGAGCGGCGTTCCGAGCGGGACATCCGTCCCAGCAACACCAGTGAAAGTCACTTGACCTGGCGTCACGGAGCCGGCCTGAATGGCGGGCTCCTGAAACACGTTTTTCAGCGCAGCCCAGCCGCGAAGGAACTCGCCCGACGAGGTGAACGGAACAGCCTGCAGCGCGATCCAGTCAAGGTAACCGAAATGCAGGTTCGCGAGGTTCGCCTGCGCCGTGCCTGTGATGTTGAGATTGGAGAATCGAAGCAGCGGATCAGATCCAACCAGGCCGGCGGCAATATCCTGCGCAACCTGCGTTTTTAGGTCCGAAAGTTTTGGGCGTGCGTATGGCATTACTGTCCTTTCCAGGCCCAGGCAAATTGAAACGGAGGCACCGTCGTGCCATTCGGTTTATGCGCAATGATCTGAATGCCCAGCATCCCCGGCTTCGTCCATTCGACGGTGATGTCGAACTTCGCCACGACACCATCGTCAAGAAGCCATTGCAGCGCCTCAACTGCATAGGCCTGCGCATCCTTGAGCACCTGATTCGTTTGCTTCGATCGATCGAGTAGCCAGAATCGCGAGCCGATCGGGTATGTCTCGCCGAGGTCGCCAACCCACCCGCGCGGATCCGTCGTGCCGTCAGGAATCACGTCGCCCGGCGTTGCAACTCTGTCGGTGAACAGGCTGATCAAAACAGCCGACTGCAAGTCGTTTCCGGTTTGCAGTTGGGCGCCAGACAACACCCAATCGCCCCGACTATTGGTCAGGTCCCAGACAGTTGAGGTATCGGACATGGGCGTAAAAAAGCCCGCCTAAGCGGGCTAAAGTTGAGTGGCGATGCGTTACATCGAAGTATTCGGGCCGCCGGTGGTGCCGCCCTGCGGGTCGCTGTGATCGTGCAGATTGAAGGCTTGCCGCATGGTCTTCATCGTCGCCGAGTTGGTCCCCATGTTGTCCTGGAAGTCCCCCGTCGAAGCCACCGTAGGCGTGTCGAACTCGACGCCGCCCGGCGCCACCACCTTGAACTTTCCGGAGCAATTCACCGTGAAGTTGGTTGCGTTATTGCATACGACCGGCAAGCCGCCGGCATTGATCACCAATCCAGCGTTGCTGAGATAGATCTGAATGCCGTTCAACTGGTAAAGCATCACTTCGCCAGTCGCCAGATTCGTCGGCCTGCTCGGCTGGTGATTCGTGCCGACACAGATCGCGTTTGATCGGTCGCCCGACACGTGCACCAGCGCCGCATCTGTCTGCGCCGGCGGGTTCGACGTGTAGCCGTACTCCATCACGCGCGGGGTATTGTCTTTAGGCTCGATCTTGCTATACGAAACCTGCACGTACTGGATCGGCCCGGCATCGTTCACCACATTGATCCGGGCGCGCCCAATAGCCATCTGAATCCGCCGCGTGATGCGGTCGAACATGGATGCGTCGTTCATGGGTGCCTACTGGGTTACATCAGGTGCGATCGGATTCAGGATCACAGGTTGCTGGTCGAAGGCTTGCGGCGGCATGATGGTCAGCATCGCGTGCGTGCCCTGCATATTCTTCGTGTACGTGATATCGGAGATCACCCACGTTTTGTTCGTCAGCTTCAGACTCGGAATGTCCAGCGTCACGAGCGTGTTCGGCTCATAGAGCGCGCCAGCCGAATCCCGCCATCCATCCGTCGTCAGCCGAACAGCGAACGCGCGGCCATACCGACGAGCCTTTTCCCACTGCGCACGCTGGGCCGCCACATCCTGGCCGCCGTAGACGCCCTCGGCGATGATCACCTTCGGTCGATTGCGTGGCACACCTGGATCCGTCTCGATCGCGATCAGGTTGCCGCCGTCGCCGACGTCGCGCCACACATCGAGGCCCTGCTGCACCGCGACGTAGGTCGAGAACCGGCCGTCCATCGCATAGGTGCCTTCGGCTTCTTCGACGTTGATGCCTTCCTGAAAACCACTGGCCGCCGACTGAATGCCGATGCCAGACAGCAGTAGTGAACCGTCGGTGTCCTCGTATAGCAACATCGCGCGGAACCGGCAGAGCCGCTCCAGCACGTCATAAGGCGTCTCGCCCATGATGACGTTCAATTGCGAGATCACATCACCCTGATCGGTCCCGCCAGCGAGGTAGACGCTCACGCCCATCTCGGCCGCCATCTGTTTGGCAATATCGAGCACGTGCATGTTCAGATACTGAAAACCGGACTTGTAGACCGAGCAATCGACCAGATCCTGACACTTGCCGCGGCCCGACACGACAATGGCATGGTCGTTTTTCTTGATGCGTGGCCGGATGCGATCCACATACCCGGAAATCACGATGTCAGAACCAAGAAACACCGTGCATTCGTCGCCCGGCGAGATCTGCACTTCATTGGCGCCGGGAAAGCGCTCGGTCGCCTCAATTTCGAAGTCACTCGGACAGCGCTCTATGCCCCTGGAGACCCTGATCGACTTCCACCCCGAAATCTGCTGACTGCCGATCACAAGCGTCAGATCGTCGCTCATGAGGACAAAACCTTGAAAGAAGGAGGCAAAAACGCCGGATGCGGGCAATTCGCCTCGCTCACGATCTCATCGGAGCGGTTCGGGTCGCGGTAAAGCTGCTGGGCCAGAACGGGGGCCGGCAATGCAGCCTTTAGCGACACCGTCATGGTCGACGGCAGCCCAGCGCCACGGGTCGCCAGATCCTGAATCACCGCCGCGCGCAGCGCTCGCAACGCGTTGAACGTCCCGTCCTCACCCTGATCGCCAGCGATCTCGATCTCGTTGTCGAGCGCACCAACCACCAGCGTTCGAACATTGGCCGCATCGTCTGCCGACGCCGGTTGATACGTCGACGACGCGCGCGCGAGCGCAACCACTGCGGCCCGCCGGAACAGATCGCCAGTGGCATCCTGAATATCCGCCATGGCCGCGCCGACCGAGTAAGTCGGCGTCGGCGCATTCGGCGTGAAGTTGGCCAGGTTGATAAGCATTCTCACTGCATCGGCTGGATTCGCGGCGAACGCGAAGACCGAGGCAGCGAGCGCTTGCGCTGCCACAGCGAATGCAGTGATTGAGTCCATCAGAGGCCCAGGAAACTTGCTGCGGATGTAAGAGCCGAACCGGCCTGAATAACGGTGTTACGCGCCTGCGCCCCGTATGCGGTCAGGGTTTGAACGGTCGCATTGGCTTGCTGCGCTGTGCCGAGAGCCTGCTGCATGCTAGACAGCGCGGAAAATCCCGAGAAACCAACGGTTCGGCCGCCGGCAAACCGCCCGTATGAACCGGTCAGCCCGGTGACCATGTGAAAGATGCTCGTCGCACCATTCACCAGGCCGATGGCCTTTCCTGCCCATAGCGTGGCCGTCGAAACTGCCTGCTTCACGACGGAAGCGCCCTGCTGCAAATCAGCAAGAGCCCGCGTCGCAAAGTCAGCAGACGCAGCAACATCGGCCGCATCCGCCGCAGCGCTGACTGCATCGACGGTCGACGAGACGCTGCTCGGAAAGATCCGCAGACCGCTTTCGATGAACGAGAGGCGAATCTCGAACATCAGTCCGTCTTCCTTCCGCTCCGATACCTCAAACGAAAGCAGACTGACATTCAACCGGCCGAGCGTCGGGTGCACGAGCTCACCCTGATCTTCCGTCTCGCACGCCTCGATCATGTCTTCGCGTTGCGTGATGACGTCGCCGCCACCATAGACAAGATCGTTCTCGAGCAGGAAGCCGCGCACGTTGATCCGCCGCGCGGCCCGCCCCAGATCCTCTACCCATACCTCATCGCGATTCGGGTATTCGTGAATCGCCTGCTTGCGACCGAAGCGGGCATCTGCTGCATTCACCCCGAATGGAATTCCCCGCCAAGTCGCCTGCTGCAAACTGTCCCAGAAGCTCATGGAAGCGCGCCGTAAGAGGGGTTACCCATCGAATAATTGATCTTCGTAGGCATGTAGGAGCCATCCGCGCCGCGGGCATCCACCTTCGTGCCCGGCAATGCGTTGTTGACCGTTACATGGAGTTGCGGAGCGGTGCCCTGAAGCGCCGCAACCTGCGCATCGTGATCGCCACTGGCAACCGGTGCCGCGAGCGGCGCAGAGCGCGTCAGACCCATCCCGCCTTCGACCTTGGAAATGTAGTCTTGCGTCTCAGCCGGCGCACCGGCGAGCCCCGATTTATTCAGGTTGCCTTGGCCCCAGTTGTAAGCGGCCAACGCCTTGTCGAGATCCCCGCCATTGGCCTTCAGGAGATCGCTATACATGCGAGCCGCAGCGGTAGCCGATGCATTCAGGTCGTTCGGTTCGGTGAGGCCATACTGCGCCGCCGTCGGATCCATAAACCCGAAATGACCCTTCGCGCCCTTCGGCGAAAGCATGTTCACGCCGCGCGACGACTCGGTCGCCCAGACGCTGTCGAGAAGGCCGCTCGGCAGCTTGTATTGCGACTCGAGACGGGAAAACAGCGCGGTCGATTGCGCAGTGCGCTGGCCGGCGCCACCCGTGTAGCCATGTGCGTTGCTATCGAATCGCGATACGAAATGACCACCCGGCGTGATCGACTTCATATACTTCAGGAAGCCATAGACGCCGAGACCGAGACCCGCGAGGCCTAGGGTTCCAGCAATGAGACCACCAGCGCCCACGCCGGCCGCCCCGGCGGCGACCGCTGCCGCCCCCTCGCCACCCGCAACAGCAGTTCCAGCTGCAGCGGCTGCCGCACGTGCGACACCGAACTGGGCAAGCGCCTTGATGGCCGCCGGGATCGTGATCGCCGTCAGCGAAACAAGGCTCGACGTCAGGCTGAGCAGCCCACCAATCGGGCCGGCGAAGGTGATCGCCGCGATGGCGATCGCAATGCCCTTCACGCCCCCGATCTGCGTGACCATGTTGCCGATGTCGGTCGCAACACCCTTCCAGTCGACGCTTTTGATCCACTCGGCGATCTGCTTGAAAGCACCGCCGATGGTGTCGACGATCTGCGCCTTGTTGTCGTTGAAAAACGACGTCATCGACTCGACGAAATTCTGTAGTGGTGGCGTCACGGCGTTGCCGATCGAGTAGCCGAGATTCGTCAGCGACTGCTTGAGCGAGATAATCCGGTCTTCAAACTGCTCAGCGCTCTTGATCTGCGCCGGCGTCATGATCTGCCCGCTCGTACGCGCGTTCGCGAGATCCTGCCCGTACGTGCCGCGCTGGATCATCGGCAACAGCCCTTCCATCCCGAGCGCACCCGCAACATTGCGCTGCGTGACCGGGCTTTTCTGCCGGCCGATCGCGGCCATCAAGCGCTGTTGCGTCGTCAGGTAGTCGATCGTGCCGTCGCGATTCGCCGCGATCTGTACGCCCATGCGCTGCATCAGCATCAGCGCTTCAGGGTTTTTCCCGTATCGCGCATCGCGAATCGTGTTCTGTGAGCCCGCAATGCTCGAATCGAACTCCGAGGCCGCTACACCGGCCTTCTGCGCCGCGATGTGCCATGCCTGAAGGTCGCTCGTCGACATGCCGAGCGAGCGGGAGGTTTTCGACAGTGAAAAGCCGAACGCACCCCAGTCGGCCGCCAGCTTGCCGATCCCGACCAGCGACAATGCGCTGGTGATCGCCGTCAAGCCAGGAACGATGGATGCAATCCGATCGGCGACGTTGCGGGCCGTGTCGGCAACCTTCCCCAACCCCTCATTCAGCTTGCCGACACCGCTGGTATCTCCGAGCGTCTTCAGCGACTTCTTCAGGTTCGTGTAGGGCGATGTGATGCCCTCGATCGAGCGGCTTATCCGGTTTGCAACCTTCGTGACGCCGTCGACCGCGCCGATGCGGATCTCGAATTTATTTGCCATTTTCGGTTTTGACTATTAGATCCGCGTGTCGAGCCCAGCGCTCAACCTCACTCCACGTCAGTTCGCCAACCTCACGCGGAGCCCAGCCGTAAAACTTCGCCGTGGCAGCGACTACATATTCCCAATTACTGGGGAGTCGCTTTTCGGAAAAAAAGCCTGGAGGAACTCCTGTGCTTCGTTCCAATCGCGGGCGCCCATCTTTCCGATCACGGTCGGCAACAAGCCAGAAACAAGCGCCACGAAATAACGCATCGCGTCGATTTCGTTCGTGCCTTTGAGCTTCTTGATGAACTTTTCGATCTGGTCGACCGACGGCTCATTAAGGGTGATCTCGTCGTATCTGACCTGATCTGCGCCGGCGCCGATAGTGATCGGCTTGCGCAGCGTGATGGTCTTTTCTGACGGCAATTCGACCGGCTCGGCCGCGTCTTGCTTGTCTTTGTCGAAATCGTTCATGGATTAGTTCTCTGTGACCGAAGGGCCCTCGAAAGAGACCTCAAAAGTGCCATCTTCCGTTTTGACTTCCTGCGATTCGACGGTCCACATGTTGCGGCCGATGATGACCTTGCCGTTCGCGAGCTGGCCAACGAACGTGATGTTCGTCATCGCGTTGAACGCCGCGACACTCATGTTTGAGGCGTCGCGGAACGTCGCGCCAATCTTGCCGGTCTCCGGCATTTCCTTGTAGCCATGGACGGTGTCCTGGCCTTTCAGGGATTCGCGCGTGACCGTCGACGGGCGATAGGTGAATTCTCCCGACAACAGGTAGTTGACGCCGTCGACGGTGACCGTCGCAATCCCCGCCAACCGATTGGTTGTATCCGCCATTTAGGCTCTCCAGAATGAAAAAAGCCGCCCGAAGGCGGCCTCTCAAGGTCAAATTGCGTTAGCTGTTCCGGAACAGAGCCAGCAGGGCGAAGACGTTCAGCTGATCGATCAGGATCGCGTCGTACAGCACATCGAGGCGGTTCGGATTCGTCGCATCGATCTGCACGATCAGGCCTGCCGCGAATGCCGCGGCCTGTTGCACGAACCCGTTGAACTGCATCGTGTTGTACTGGGCGATCAGGTCGGCCTTAACGATGACTGGCGTGACGATGTTCGAACCCGGCGCAAACACGGTGCCACTCGCCGCCAGCTTCGAGCGGGCGTACTTCGTCGTCACCAGCGATTGAAGCTGCCGCAGCACGTACATCAACAGGAACATCGTGTTGACTTGCAGATAGCTGTTGTCAGCCACCCCGAACGAGTTCAATTGATACGTGGTGATCGTGCCTTCCAGATGGACCTGGTTCGACGAGTCGACCGTGAAGGTCGAAATGCCGTCGTACAGCAGCGTGTTGCGAGCCGACAGCAGGAACCGCGATTGCAGCGGCGGCGCCAGAACGTCTTGCATAACCAGCGTCTGGAGCGGCTGACCCGGATCGGCGCGGACGCTGATCGCTGCTTGCGCTGCATAGGCGGCCGCAATCTTCCAGTTCGGCGTCGGCGAATCATAGAAGCCGAGGATCGACGCGTGCTGGTCGTTTCTCGTGATGCCGAACGTGCCGAGCGCCGCCGACGTGCCGCGATACGCACAGAACATGTGGCCGTAGATCTGGACCGACCAACTCCACCGACCCGACGCGTCATTCAGAAACGACTGCATCGCGTTGAGCGACGTTGCATCCGTGTACGGCATCGCGATGAAGTCGAAAGACAGATCGACCAGGTTCGCCAAGCCGCTCGTCAGCGACGGATTAACGGCACCGTTGGCCATGGCCGTGATGGTGTACGCCAAGCCCGTCGGCGTCACTTCACCCGACGCAGTGCCCAGGTAGTTGACGCGGATGTCGATGTCATTCGCCGCGGCGCACTTGTTCTTGCCGGTGATCGTCACCGTGCTCGTAGCAGCCGTCGCCGTCACAGCGGCGTCAACAGCAGCATTGATCGAAGCGGCCACGGCCGTCGCGACCTGGGCAGTCGTCATGGCCGCCGTGACCGTCGTCAGGATGCGGTAACCGCCGATGTACAGATACAGCACACCGGTTGCCGTCGGTGCCGACGTGAAGGCAATCGAGCCAGCGGAAGCAACAGCCGACGGATCATCGGCCAGCGGCAGGCACCACACCTCGCCGAACGTATCGTTCTGGCGGTAGGTGTAAAGCATCTGCGCAAGCATCGAGCCGAGACCGTATTTGGTCTTGGCGTCGCTTGCTCCTTGCGAGATCGTCGGCACGTTCGGCGTCGCGTTGCCAGACTGCCCGCCAGTCGTGACCATGTTGCCGATCAGGAGCGCGCGCTGGTTTTGCGTCGCCGTGTTCGCGTTCGAGTTGTTGACCTCGGCGAAAAACAGCGGCGTGCGCAGCGTTGAGGGGATCTGCTGGAAAGGAATCGTCATTCCATACCCCCGTCATTCTTCTTGCTCGAAACCACCGGCAATGCCAGCGACTTCGGCAGGGTCGTCGTGACGTCCCCATGGTTGATCATCATGGCCCAGTGCATGTCGAATTCAGACACTTCATGACCATCGCTGGGGATGTGCTGCATCGTTACCGGGTCTCGCACAAGGAGACCAGGTTTCGGATAAACCTTCATGGGTGGAACTCCTTACTGCGGGAGGGTGTACGTTTGTGACGGCTGCGTAGTGCCGGCCGGCTCGATAACGGTGACTGTTGCGGTCTGGAACGGAACTGCTGCGGACGGGCTGACAGGTGATTGCCCGATCGGGTCGATGTCGACGGAGTACTCGAGGCCAAAATCAAGCTGCACTTCGCCGATGTGTTGCCGGCCTTCGCTCGAAACGCCCATGTCGGTCTCTACATAGGCAATGCGGGACACGTTCTGCAAAATCGCCTGACAGGTCAGGACCGCCAGCCGGATCTGCTCGCAGAACTCATCCAGTTGCGACTCAACGGCCTCGGCTGTCGCGCCTTGCAATCGACCGACCACAGACAACCGCGCGACCGCGATGAACTGGGGCACTTGCGTATGCCCACGTGCATCCTCTCGCTCCCGATAGGCCTGCACGAGAATCGCCGGATAGGTCCCGGTATTCGTCGGCCAGTCCCGCGGCACAAACACATTTGCACCTGCCAGCGTGTTTGCAGCGACGAGCTGAGCCGCCGCAGTGTCGCGGAGCTGCGCACGATAGAGCATGGAATTACCTGACGAAATTCAGCTTGAGATAGGCGGTGCCCTGCCCGTCGGGCCGAACATCCTTGACGACGAAAGTCTCGAAGACCTTGCTCACCGGATTAATGAACGCAGCCTGATCGCCCTGCAGCGGCACAATCCCCGGCGGGAATGCGGAGTACTGCACCCCCAACGTCGGATCGGTGATCGTCGACGGCACGGCCTCGCCGAGAGATTCCTCAGTCACCGCACCCTCGGTGTAGTTACCGGTCAGCGGAAAAGATTGACCACCGACCGACGTGTATGTGACGGACTCGCCAAACACATTCGTGACCGGCGAGCCCACCACTGCATCCCAGTCGATGCTCATGGAGCACCTCCTGCCTGCGCTGCTTTGCGTTGCCGCCAGATTTCCCGCATCTTCTCTGCGGTAGCCTGACTGCGCGCCCGAGCCGCTTCCGACATCCTGGAACGCGTCTCGTCAGACACCGGCTGCCCCTTTCGGCATCCTGTGAAGTTCGCCATGCTTTCAGCGCTACGCGCCTTGGCAATCGCGGACATCTTTTCGCGGGACTCGGCTGAATGTTTAAAGCCCACATGCCCAGCCGACATCCGCGCTCTCGCTTCTTCGGAATGAGTCTTTCCGCGCTTCTGCGCAGCAAGTTTCTCAATCAACTCAGGCGGCCGAGGCTTCCCTCGCTTTGATGCAGCGATCGCCTCGGCGATGCGTGCGCGCTCCTCCGGGGTTCTGCGGGCGTTTGCCTCGGCGATCTTCTTCGAGAGTTGCGCCTGCGACTCCGGGGATCTATTTGCATAGATATAACCAGGAGTGCCGTCGCCGCCGAGCGTCAGGTTGTAGCCATTGGGGGTAAATGTGCCGCGCTCGGCGATAGCCGAACGCTCCAGCGCGCACAGTTCTTTCCATGTTTCAGCGGAACCTATTTGCTCGACGGAGAAAGCCTCTGCGCCATACTTGCGAATGGCCGCATGCAAAGCGCTATTGAATCTGCGCGCAATCGCAGCGCTGACATGTTGCTGCCAGCGCGCCGCGATTTCTCCCGAGGTGATGCCGACATATCTCTTTCCGGACGGCCCGGTTACGAGATAGGCGAACATCAGGCTTCCTGACGGCCGCTTTGCAGTACTTCCGGTCTCGTGCAGATATGCAAGGGGTAGCTTGAAGTTTCGAGTTTTACCCACTCGTTGCGGTCGCGATCCATGATCGGAATCACGTACACCGGCTTGCCGGGGGTGTTGACCCACTGGAACGATTCACCCGGCGCCAGCGCTCGGCGGAAGATGCCGGGAGCGCCAACCGGGAAGAACTTGACCTTGTCGTTCGGGATCTTGATGGACACGTTGTCATCCGAACCGCGGTAGTTCAGCCATTTGATGCCAGCGAAGTCAAACGCAGTGAACGCGCCACCGACATTACCGCCGCGGATGTCGCGCGCATCGGACCAGTTGATGAATGTGCGAATCACATCCGGGTGATTGACGAACTGGTCATAGAACGTATCGCCGGCGAGCGCCCATACTTGCGTGTTCGAAGTGAACGAGCCCTGAGCGGCGCGCGCCATCGAGCGGACGATCTGATTGCAGATCGGTCGGATCGAGTTCGCGGTGCCGGCAGCCAGATTGAAACCGACTTCGGTCGGCTGCGTGATGCCGAATTCCTGAAACCAGTTGTACATAACGGTCCCGTCGTAGTCGGTGAACAGACCTTGAACGGCGGCGAGACGTTGGAATTCCCAGGTGTTCTCAATATTCTTTAGCAGGCCGGTCGGCCCGGAGAGGCGACGCGCAACTTCGTCCTGAACCTGCATCAGCTCCGATTCGGTGCCGAACGCGCGGATATTCTGCAGTTCGTTCGCGAAAATCGTATCTTCATGGCGAAGACGCGGCACTTCGAAGTAACGCGCCTGGCGCTTTTCCGTCGTACGCTGCGTGCCCGCTTCGCCGCGCTCGCTCAGCGGAACGACGATCAACTTCCCTTGGCGCTGCTCAACGACCAGAGCCGTCGTGCGGATCGGGTCGTCATCGAAAATCTTCAGTTCGCCGAGCGCTTGCGGCTCGTACGGATATTTGTCAACCGCTGCCGTCAAGGTGACAGTCGAGAACGGGTCCTGGTTGAAAATGTCAAGTGATGCCATTTGAACGGCTCCTTCAGAAATGAAAAAGCCGCCCGAAGGCGGCCTTGAATGCGATGTTGTAGGGAGTGGTTAGCGGCCGATGATGCCGAGCACTGCGAGTTGGGCGAGTGCGTTGGCTTGCGACGTCGCATTCATGGATGGATCCCAGACGAGTTCCGAGATGTTCACTTCGCAGGCGCGAGTGACGATCGCGCCGTGGATGTTATTCAACGAGGCGTCCGACAGACCGAAGCAGATCCCGGCAGCGTTCTGCGAGCCATCCACAGCGGTGGCCGTACAGGTGACCCACAAACCAGCGCCAGCAGACACGATGACCGTGAAGCTGTCGCCCGGGAGGAACGCGGTACCGCCGGCCGTGATGGTGAAGTTCAGGCCGCCGCCGGAGAACGCAACGCCTGTCGTACCGTGGCCAATTTCCTGGCCGTTCGGTGCCGACACGATGAAGTGCGTCGCGTCGTCGAATTCGACCGTGTAGACGCCCAGCGTCGGTGCATAGCCGTTCGTCGTGACCGCGCTCGACGTGCCGTTACCGACGTTCGTGCCGCCAGCCACGGCAGCCGCAGTCGGCTTGCCGACAATAGCGGTCGTCGTAATCGCGAATGTATCGCCTGCTGCGAACGCAGTGCCGCCCGCGGTAATCGTGAAACCGATACCCAGAGCCGAGAACGCGACGCCGGTCGAGCCTGTCGCAGTCGCGCCGCTCGGCGCGGTTACGGTGAACGCTGTTGCGGCCGTGAACAGAACCGAATACACGCCGATCTGCGTCGGCACGGTAACCGGCGTGATGGCGCCGAACGTGCCATTGCCGGTATTGGTGCCGAGTGCGGCCGCGACGGCGGTTGCGCCAGTCGTCTGCAGGCCCAGCACGGTGCCCGGGTAAATCTTGGCGCCGCCACCGATCAGGCCGCGATCGATGTAGCGCTTGCCGCGCGCCGTCGAGACCAGGAAACCACCCGGGTGCCATTGTTCGAAAAGTGGAGCACGAGAAACATAAGTCATGATCGAAGATCCTTGGAGTGTGTGAGAGGGTTACGCGCGCTTACCGGAGATCTTCGAGAAAGCGCGATCCCAACCGGCGCTTGCCGCTGCAGCCGGATTGCGATGTACCTCGCCACCGGCGCCGAGGTTCGGATTGCGTGCCTGCCGACCTTGGCCGGGCTGCACTGCCGCAGGAGCCGCGCGCAACACTGCGATTGCCTCCTGACGCGGCATGCGTGTGTTGAACGCGAGATTTGCCGCCATCTCGGGATTGCGCGCAGCAGCCTTGCACGCGAAGATCGCGGCGCAGCGCGCCTGCTCACGACGGCGAGCCTTGGCGACTGCGCTCTTGCCGCGCATTTCCTCGTCTTCGTCGTCCTCGTCTTCTTCAGCCTTGGCGCGCTTTCCCGACTTCTGACCGTCGTCACCCTGGTCGTCTTCGTCGTCATCTTCCTCGGCGTCGTAATCCTTGGTCTCGTCGCCGTCCTCGGCCTTCTTGGCCTTCTTTCCCGACTTCTGACCGTCGTCGCCTTGATCGTCATCGTCGTCTTCAGCGGCCTTGGCCTTCTTCGACTTTTTGGCGTCGCCGTCGTCGCGATTGCGATCGGTGTTTTCCTCTTCGTCGTCGCTATCGCCCTCGGCTTTAGCGTCTTTCTTGTCTTCGTCGTCTTCAGCCTTTGCGGCTTTGGCGGACAGGCCGGCGAGATGGGCGAACGACAGCCCGCGCGCCGCAAGGGAACGGATGCTCATTGATACCTCTAGGGGTTTGGGAAATGTCAGCCCAGCTCGGCGAGCAGGGATCGAAACGCCTCGTCCGGAGCCATCACGGCGTCGGCGAGACCCGCCTCGACGCCAGCGGCGCCGAGAAACGTAGTTGCCTGTGTTTTCCGAACGGCGTCCACAGACAGGTTTCTGTTACGTGCCACTGTCGAGACGAACAATTTTCCGAGTTCGTCGACGTCGGCTTGAAAGCGCTCGCGCGCCTCTTTCGACAGCGGGATCTCACTATGGCCGTCGACCTTTCGGTCTCCATAGTGAAAGAATTCAACAGCGATGCCAGCCATGTCGAGCGCTTTCGTCACGTCGATATGTGCGGCCACAACTCCGACAGACCCGACCCCGCCCGTTCTGGGAACGGTGATCTGCTCACACGCACTGGCGAGCGCATACGCCGCCGAATAGGCTGTTTCTGCGCAAATTGCAAGCGTCGGCTTGATGTCGCGAGATTCGTATATGAGGTCGACTAGGTCGAAAAGCGCAGCGCAATCACCGCCTCCGCTTTTAACCGAGAGGGCAATCGCGTCGACTTTCGAATCAGCGAGCGCCATTAGGAAGTTGGCGCGAATCCCGTCATATCCCGTTACATCGCCCCAGCTATAGATCGTCCCTAGGTCCTGAACCAGAAGGCCCAATACAGGGATGACCGCCACGCCGTCAACCAAGGCATAACCACAGTCAAGACGGACACCATCATCTAGTGCGCGCGCTTCAATGCCCATAGCTGCCTGAAAATAGCCAGGATGAATTGCTAGCGGCTTGCCCAGCAGGCCGCTCGCTAGCTTCGTTGGATTGATTATCATGTCGGCTCTTGGGCCTCATCCGGTTTTGAGGAATCAGTAGCGCCATCGCCAAACCACTTCGGCGGCGGCAGCCCTGCATCCCTGAATGCCCTAACTTCGATGGCGCGCTGGGCAATAACCTCTTCCCAGTCGAGTCCTTGCTCGGCGCATTCGCGCTTGAGCGTGGACAAGCCGCCATCCAGGCCAAGAATCGCACCCTGCTTTTCCTTGACCGGATCAACCCAGCCGCGCGCCACGCCGAGCCAATCGCAACGCGAATATGCCGTTGCCGCTTCGATGAAATCCGGGGCTCCAACTGGCAGCACGTCGTCAAGATCGCCGCGTTCAATCACCTCCTGAAGCCATGAGGCATAGATTGGTGTGGCCGTGCCGGTCTTGAATTCGGTATTTCGGCGGCTGAGCGTCTTCCAACTCTCGAGCAGCGCAGCTCGCGCGCTCGAATAGTTGGTTTTGCTCCAATCCTGCGTGATCTGTTCGGCCGATACGCCGAGCGCCGACGCGATCGAGCGGAGCATTTCGTGGGCGAAATCCTCAAATCCGGTATGAGGATGCGCCGCATTGACCTGCTTGATCTCTTCGCCCGGCGCCAGAGTCGGCACACGGACCTGATTCAGCATCGCCGGTCGCTCTTTGGCCCAGTCCGCACGCAGATCCTGATAGAAACCGAGTTCACTTCCCTCGCTCTCCATCGCGTCCTGGATCATTGCCGGGTCGTACGGGCTCGTCACATAGGTGCTGAAGATCGTTGCGACCGTCGCCGCCTGCAGCTCGACGCCGTAATAACGTGCCAGCATCTTCGCGTGCGAGAGAACCGGCGTGAATACGCCGATGCCCCTGTTCTGGCCGGCGCGATCACGCTCGAAATCGTGAATCACACGGCGCCAGCCGTCCGGGTCTTCTCGCTCTACGCGAGCCCACAACATGCTCTCGACCGCGTTGTACCAGTCATTTTGGTGTGCTTCGCGAATGTGATACGCGACGGGCACGCCATAATCATCGATCTCCACGCCGCCGCGGAGGTACTTCGTATCGACCATCTGATACGGGTTCGACAGGCGGTCAGGGTCTACCAACAGCCAAGCTGTGGCATATTGCGCGGCGCCGCGGCCGATGCGCTCCGGCATCCAGTGCGCGACGAATAGATTCTCGCCGTCGATCAGCTTATGCCGCAACGCAAGTCGCATCTGCTGGGACATCGTCAACTGGCGCGAAACATCGTTGTAATGGCCAAGATCTTCGGAATAGACGCGCCACAGCGCTTCGACAGCCTTCCGGAATTCATCGGCCCATACAGCATCGAATTTCTTGCTGAACCGCCCCAGATACTGCCAGTCCGGATTGGCCGACAGGCGCATGTGAGCGCCGACGGTATTGTCCAGAATCCGGGTGATGCCACCGCTTGCCCAACCATCATTCCGCGTGAGGTCGCGCGAGCGCGACACCATGCGGTCGCGCGAAAAGTTGATTTCCGAATCAGGCGAGCGGATCCACGGAAACCACTGCCCCATCTCGGGCGTCTGTACGGACGCCGCTTCATACGGGAACAAGCTTGAGTACGGCGGCTGCGTGATTCCTGGCCCACCCCACCCACTATCCGCACGCGCACGACCGCCGGCCGGCAGATCCCCAAAGGGCTTGCCAGAAGAATCGACGATGAGTGACATTTAGAATAGAGCCCTGCGTGCGCGAGGATAGTGACAGATGATCCCGAGTGCCTTTTGCAGCATCAGAATCCCCCTGTAGACATCAGCAATGTCCGTCTGCTTGTACGTCACCGACTTACTTCCATCGGCCTGCGAATAATTCGCCGTCACGATCTTGGCGCCCGCCAGCAAATCAAAATAGGCAGCCTGGAGCGCCGCCAGTCTCGACTGCATGTCGGCGGTGCTCATGCCGTCAGTGATAGCCATTTCTTTTCCTATGCAAGACGGCTCGCGAACGATTTCCGACCGGGTTTTGCTGCGGGTGCGGCGACTGTCTGATTCATCACCGGCGCGACCACCGCTGCCATTTCAGTGGGCGGCTCGACCATCACCGGTTCGACATCAACGCCGTCCGAGACATACGGTTGCGATGTGATCTCGACACGCTTGTTCAGCTTCAGCCCGTAGTGAATCAGGCCGCATAGCGCGGCATAGGAATACACAGCAAGGTCGAGCGCCTCATTCGCGCGGCCCGGCGGCAATTCCCACACTCGATATTTCTGGCCGTTCGCCTGCTTCACGATCGAGCGCTCAGAGACGAGCTGCGCAAAAAAGTTGATGTCTCGATCTGTCGGGTAATGCATATATCCCGGCGGATAGACGAGCGAGCCCTCTCGCTCCTCAGCCTCAAGGTGCAACCGATAGCGGATCACGTCTTTCGCGGCGTTCACGCCGATGATGATCGGGCGGTACTTCGATTTGTTTCTAAGGCTCGGCTTGCTCGTCGGCCAGACCGGGTTGCGCTTGCCGGCGATCGCCGACTCGCCCTTGATTGCCCAGATGCGCCGGCGGATCCGCGCCTTACAGAACTCATAGACCTTCTGGGTGTGGTGCCCGCCAGAGTCGATACACGCGGCCTCAACCTTGAACGGCCGGCCATCGGCGCGACGCCATTGCCGCATGAGATATGCATCCACCTCATCCCACAATTCGTCGCTCTCTGGGTCGCCGTCGATAACGTTGTAGTCAAGCGACCAACGCTCCTCGTTGCGCCCCCAACCAACCGTTTCGAGCTCGACCCGATCGTCCTGGACGTCGCATGAAGCAGTGATAACGGCGACGCCGTCAGGCACTTCGCCGGCCCAAACTTCAGTGCGCGCAGCCAGCGCGGTCTCTTTCAGCGCCCGCTCCCCGCGGTCCTCATATGTCTCGCCGAGCACGAGGTTAATGAACGTCTGCCGTGCGAGGGGATCGTCTTTGACCTGAAGCCACTCGGCGACAAGGTTAGACCAGCATGCATTCGGAAACAGGCTGTACCCGGCCCAGATGTGGAAGCCAGCATGCCCGTTGAATGGGGCCTCGGCACGCCATTCGCCGCGGTCGACCATGTCGGGCTTGTCAACTTCGCGGATGACACAGCCGTTGTGCTTGCATACGTAGTAGACGGTATCGGGCAGTCCCTCGCCCTTCTCATCCTTCTCCCACTTGATGCCGTGTGGGGTATCTGGACCACCCCACTCGAGAACCTGATGCTCGCCGCAGTGCGGACACGGCACGTAGTAGCGCCGCTGGTCGCTCTTCGCGAAGCTTTTCTCGATTCGGCTGAAGCCTTTCACGGTCGGCGTCGAGCCCAAGATGATCTTGCGGTTCCAGAACGATTCCGTGCGCTTGATACCCAGCGCGATCTGATCGCCCTCCTTGCCGGCGCCCTGGACGGGATAACCGTCCACTTCGTCAAAAGCGACAATGCGCGCCGTGATCCGGCGGAAGCCGCCCGGGCTATTGGCCCCCACGAACGACATGGAAGACCCGTTGCGGAAAACCCGCTTCAGGATCTTCTGCTTCGCATCCTTCTTCTTCAGGTCGCCGACGATCGCAGCCACGATCGGTGTATCGCGCAACATCGGCTCGATTTCGGTCGTGCTGTAATCCTCCGCGTCTTCGACCCGCGGCTGCACAAACAGCATCGGCGAAGGATCTTGGCTTATGAAGTAGGCCGCAACGTGGTCGAGCACTTTCGTGTATCCGACCCGGGCACTCTTCATGACAGAGATCATCGTCACCGACGGGTCAGTGACCGCGTCCATGATCCCGTTTTGATATGGGAACGCGCGGAACCTGCCCGTCTGGGCACTGGTCTCGCGCGATAGGACGGCATATTTCGCCGCCCACTCGCTCAGAGATAGCTTGGGTGGAGGCTGGATATTGCGCCGGCGAGCATCCAGTAGCTCGCGCTTTAGCGCGTCGTACCCATTGGCGTAGCGCCGCGCGTCAGGCGGTGCGTACGGCTCCATCCCGGGTCAACTCCTCTAATGCCTCGACAATGATTGTGTGCAGCATGTCCTGCACCTCGATCACCGTCTTGCAGCGCTGAATCTGTGGGGCCTGCTCGGCAGGGATCGAGAGCAAGCGCGTTCTGACCTTCGCGTATTCCTCGCCAACTGCCCGCGCGACGTCGGCGACTGCGACGACGGCGCCGGCCTTCTGGTCGTATTCGAGTTGGTTCAGCAAGGCGAGGTAGTTCTCCTTCACCCGCCGCGCTTCATCGAAATCCATCTCGGCGCCGGTCGCCACCAGGATTCGCTCGGCAGCCGTCTCGGCGCTCTCGCCGGGCCGGATTGTTACCTCGTCGGCCGGTGCGGCTGCCGCGCGCGGCTTGTTACCTCTCTTGTTACCCTCTGCCGTCCGGGTAACAGGAGCGACGCCATCGCGCCGATATTTTTTTAGGTTGGCGTTCGATGCATCGACGTCGACCTCGTCACCCGCAAATACAAGCCAGCCGCGCTCTTTCCACTTCGTCACCGTCTTGCGACTGACGCCATGAAGAGTCGCGAACTCGCTTTGATTCATCGGGGCCGTGTTACCTGAATTTGAAAATTACGCACACGCCGAAAGATCGCGGCGCGCAATGCCCACGGGTTCTGAGACCCTCCAGGAGTACCTTTCAGTTTCATTACTATCGCCCAAGGTTGGTGCGTGCTTGCCGCCCTTGCGCAGGTTGTCCGCGCGCCATAGCGGCTGCAGGTTCGACAGCGCCCAACAGGCCCTCACCTCGCCGGCATCCGATAGATCGAACAGCCGTTGTGGTTTGATGTGATCGATGTGAATCTCGCCACGCATGAATGCTTGCCAATCCATCCCATCGGCGAACAACGCTTCTAGATGCGTCTTCAGTTCTTTGATCGTGTAGCCGCACACATCAGCGACAGTGCGGCTAGACCCACCGCGCTTGATCGCATCGCGCATCAGATCATCAAGCTTCGGATGCAGTCTTGCCTTCTTGCGGGTCTGTGTGCGCAACCGCTGCTTTAGAGCAAACTCAGGATCGGTTTTGTACTTGTGCCGAAACTGAGCGACATTTCTTTCGCTCTTAATCTTGCTCTTGAACTCTTTGATATGGGCATCATGGCGCAGCGACTTTGCTTTTGCATCAGCCTTTGACCAAGCCCTCACATGCGCATCATGTCGAGCTGCGCGCCTCTCTGCCGCTAGATCCATCGTCACGGCTTTCGGCACATATTCCGAGGTCGTTTCGCCACGTTCACGACGGTATTCGGCGCGCCGTTCTGGCGTCCGCTTTCCACCATTTGGCGACTTATTCGCCAGGCAACATGCAATGCATGTCGTGCGGCGAGTGCCGCGCTGCTTATTCAGGTAGAACTGATCGGCGGATTTCAACTCACCGCACCGATTACAGGTCTTATGCGGCTCACTCATCCATTGCTCAAATGAAAACGGCGCCCCGCAGGACGCCGCCGTGTTTATGTGTTTGCGCAGCTATTTCGCTGATGCCATAGCCGCAGCCAGTTCGCGCGCGAAGGCCGCGCCGAAGCCAGCCGTGACCGTCCGCGTCGCCGCGTCGAAGTACTCGAGGTGCTGTTTGACTGGCAATGCGTCGCCGAAACGAATCAGCAACTTCAATGCGCCGAGATGCTCGTCATACACACCACC